CGTTATATTCTATGGTTGGAGGAATGGCTAAAGTCTGAGTATCAGTTAAATTAAAAGTAACTTTACCAGCTGGTCCATCCGTAATAGTAAAAGCAAAAGTGGCTAAGTCAGTGTCAATATCACTTATATCTTTAATCTTGGCATCAAAAGTATCTCCAGTAATGTCAATAGCCACGTCATCACCATCTGTAATAGTAAGACCTAAGGCTACATCTTCACCCTGTGTAAACTCTATATCTGACATGTTTCCTCCTGTTAGGATAAAGCTTTAAAAAGCCTAGAAGCTAAGCTACTAGGCTTTGTAAAACTGCTCGACTCGGGGGAGAGCAGCCCGAGCCGAGCAAACAGCGGCTTAGGAGGTCCGAGCCGCAGTACTAAAGTCCAGAACTTTACAAGCATCTGGGAACAGCTTAGAAACAGTATCTGCAATAGACAGAACCATTTTTTCAGTCTGATTAGAAATAGCTTTCTCTGCTTCTTGAATATCAGAGTTAAGCTCGATAACCCGCTCGAGAGCAAAGGCAGTATCCAAAGCCAGGAGTTTGTTATCAGGCATTGAATCAGCAACTAGCATTTCCACATTTGGAAATACATTCTCAATCAGGTTAGCAGTACCTTGTGAACGAGTATCTTGCAAACGAGAAATTAACTCGGATGGATCAATATTCGGACGTGCCATTGTTACCATAGTAACAATAGTGTTCAAGGTTCCACAAATGACATTAGGAGCATAAGGCTTCATGCCACCAATGAATTTCAAATAACCTTCATAAGGAAGAACACCTGCTGCTGAAGATGCAGTTGAGAGCAAAATTTCAGTATCAGTAGGAGTTACTGCATTAGCCGCAAAAGTAATCACTGTAGCGGCAGGACTAGTGGCATCACCGTTGATAGCCACAGAAATTGCTTCTTCAACAACTTCAGCTTGGTCTTGCAGCATAATACGTGCAACAATTGTCTGCATGACTTCAATAGAAGCCCGACGAACAAACTCATAGGTCCAATCAAGCTGAACACCATGTTTGGTAACTGCGTTAGTTTTATCAGACCAACTAACTTTAACACGAGGGAAGTTACCACGTTGGTCAACGCGGAAACTCATGTCTTTGCCATCTTTACCAACAATAGCCGAATCATCAATAGCCACAGTTTGATAAGCAGAAGTACCAGCAATAGTACGAGTTGTTGCAACCAACTTGTTAATGTCAGTTACACGATTCATCTTAGCCCACAGGGCAGTTTTTTGCAGAAGTACTGGAAAAAGAACAGCTGAACCAGGACGATCACTCTGGAAAAAGTACTCACCAGGTGAAGAATAAATACCAGCAACCGGATCAGTTTTAACAATGATTCCAGAGGCTTGCAATTGACGCTCAAAAGCATCAAGCTTGTCAGTAGCTTTTGAAGGATTAATAACTTCCAGGTATTGCCAGAAAGTCATGCCAAGCTCATTAGCTTCACGATAAAGCTCAGCTGTCAAGGGCACATCGGCGGCGTTATCATACTTCTTGAGATTACTTAACTTTTTGTTCATCTTTATTTCTCCTAAAGGAAAGAGCTAGCTGATCTTACAGCCGAGCGTCAATTTGAATGAGGACTGTTGTAGCATCCACTACTTCATCAACTTGCCAGACACCAGCGGTAAGCTCAGCAAGTGTTGGAGTACCACCTGCAATAGCAACTAGTACACCCGCTGCTCCAGTAGTAACCAAGTCACCAACAGCCAGAGTCCCAGTATTTGTTACTTCTTCAAAACCCTTGGTTTCGACAGTGCCTGAATCACCTTTAGGTGAGCAGTCAACAAAGACGCCAAGAGCAATACCAGCTACTCCACAAATGTCACACTCGCCTTGCGTAGTTGTACGCACAGCCAGCTTTTTAAACCCAGTAAAAGTGGCTTGCTGCCCCGTAGCTACTTTGATACCTGTAGCCAGCATGCAAGGTACGCCACCATCTGTCATGATACCACGACGTGAAATGTTCATATTTTTTCTCCTATTGAAATATGGTTATTAAACTTTGTAAAAAGATTCATTGAGAGCTGCAGAAGTATCTGCTTGCTCTCCACCTTCCAACTGCTGACCATCTGGCAAAGCAGCAATTTTAGTCGCATACTCTGTAAGAAGAACTTCACAGTCTTCAATAGACTTATCAGCGTAGGTGTCGATTGTAACTTCTTCACCAGCCTTAGTAGCTTGAGCAGCAACCAAAGCTAAATAAGCAGCTTTGTAAGGCTCATATGCCTTAGCAGTCTCGAGTTCAGCATTTACAGTCTCAAGAGCCGCAGTAGCAGTCTCGAGTTCAGCAGTGGCAGTGGTAAACTGCTCTTGCACGGCTGTAAATTCATCAGCTTTAACAACTGCATCAGCTTTAAGCTTATCCAGCTCTTGCTTCAATGGATCATAATGATCTTGAAGCATTTTTTCAATTTCTAACTTATCCATGCTTTCTTCCTCCTGTGAGAAGAGAGTTTCGTCTTTAGTTGGAGCTGTGGTAAACTCCACACGAAGACTAGGTTGTTTTTCTTGAGTGATAGACTTTTTAAACTCTGAAACGTCTACACCCTCTTCGTACGCACCAAATGCCTCAGTCAGTGTACCAGCAGCGGCCACTCCACCAGCAGTTACAGCTGAGACCTCATATATCCCACAGTCTTGCGCGATGCCATCTACGATTTCGTGTCCAGTCATCAAAGCAATACATGTAATGGGCTCTTCATCTTTAGCGTAAGTTTTACCTGGGATATGATCACAATCACTCCAATTACGAATATCATTTCCACAGATATTACACTTATAAAAACCTACCCGAACGCCTGCGGAGCAAGCACGTACAGCTCCAGTAGCATAGCGGTCCGCTAAGTCTTTACCTTCTTCAAAAACAGTTCCATCAGGCCGTTTAGTTACAGCATACATCATTGCCTGTAACTCCTCATTGACTATTCGCCCGGAAATGCTGCTGCCAACAGGCAGGGAAGAGTTACTACGGTGCAAAGAATTAAATGCTACTTTACCCTCATTTAAGTCTTGTGCCATCTTAGCAAGCATTTCCTTAGACATGATGGTATAACGATCTGTCTGTTCTGTGTTAAAAACTAAGAAGGGCAAAACTTCAACTGAACTTTCAGTCATGGTATGTCCAGCTAGTCTGCTATTAATCTTATCTAAATGTTCTTTAGAAGGTCTCATATTTTCTCCTAGGCTACTGTTAAAAGTACATCACCAGTTGCAATGAACTTCTTTGTTAAAGTAGAAAAATCTTTCTGGGCTATGCTAGCGGAAACACCTGTGTCTAAAATGGCCTCTTTAAGAGTAAAGGTAACTGCAGTTCCATCGTACAAGCCAACTTTGACATCTAAATCTGCTTTAGCTCCAAAAGAAAAAGCCTCACTTATAGCTGTATCTGTAAACTCTTCTGAATTAATTTCAAGCTCAACAGAATGACTAAGAGGTGTTAAGCTCTTCAATTGTTTTGGATAGCCTATTTCAAGTCTAGAATACTCCGTAGAAATGTTTAAAGACACTCCCTGAACGGCTGTAAAAGAGTCAGCCTTCGCAAAGCCTATAGAAATATTTCCAGAACTAAGTAACTCACTAGGCGTATACGTGTTATTACTTCCAGAGGTTACTGCTATCTTATCATCAAGATTAGTAGCTGTACCTAACATCTGTTCAAAGTTAAACTGCACGGTGTTATAATCATTTTTAAAATCAAGACTAAGCTGTTGTAATAAAGCTATATCTGTAAAAGAAACTATTAAGTCATTATTTACAGGCTTAAAAACAAAGAGATCTAGATTTACAGTAGGTACTACACCTGTGCCTAGTGAATTAGCTATTGTTGTTAATAAACTTTTGGCAGCTCCCAGTTCCATGCAAGTTAATGATGCAGTAACTTGCATTGAATCTAAGAATAGCTCTTTTACTTTCTTAGGGTAGCCACTTTCCAGCTTGCGGGTGTTGCCTTGTATAACAAACCCTGCTGATTCTACGTTACCTACAGAAGCCCCACCTATAGCCGCCTTATAACACCCTAGAGCTAATATGCCAGTATCCTGTAGTATCGGCTGAAAGGTAGAGCTAAAAGACATCTATTTTTCTCCTATACGTAACAATGTACCGTAACAGAAGGCTACAGTATCCTCAAAAATAAAAATGGGATAGTACCGCAAGCCTAAGGCTTGCGGTACTTAAGAGCTAGTTAACAATGACTGAGTTAAAGAAAAAAGCTTGCTTAGCACCAGTACTGAGAATACTCTCAAATACAATAGTGATCTGCTTCCCTTTAAACTCTACTCCAGGATAACAAAAATATACCCTTATTAAATTAGCTTCTACGACTGGGGGAACATCCGTATCAACTAAGTTGTCTGTTACTTCCAGGTAGTCTTCAAGTGGAGCGCCTGTTCTAATAATGCCTACAAATGCTCTTACATTAGTTGAAGAGAGAGTAGAGCCAAAAGGTATAAGACCATCATTAGCCTCTTGGCTTGTTGCACTCGGGATATGAAAAATAAACGGACCCCAGTTATCCGAGTAATGATTAATATCAATATCAATTGCCTCAAAATCAGCCATAATAACCCCTAGGTTGGAATAGTGCACTCATAATCAAAAGCAGGCACAGTTACAGTTCCTCCATTAGATAAACCCTGTGCTGTGCAAGTAGTGACTAATAGCAGTGTAGAACCAGTACAGAGGGCAATGTGGTTAGCAGTTCCGTCTGCGTCAATGGCGATATCCGCTTGAGAAGCCACTGTAACTTTACGCCCAGAGACATCCCCTGCTGCTTTAGTGAAATCACCACCAGTCAAAGTTTCAGCAGCTATTAAAGATAAGGTATCTGCATTGGCTCTGTCTGTAGGCTCCGCCGTACAGATATACATTTCTGTTGCGGTTGCAATGATGTCCAATGCGCCATCAAGAACTTCTGTTGCTGCTAATTTTCCCATTTTTAGGCTCCTTTTTGAAAACTTCCAGTTTAGTTGGCTCATTAGCCACGAAGGTTAAGCTCGGGGTTACAATAACATTTTGTACGTCTAGTACTACACTCTTTGACATTAGACTCCTCCTTTTATTGAAAAGTGTTTATTTTTGGCTCGTATTATTAATACATAACCATCTGCGGGTAAAACTAAGTGAACATCTGCTACAGTAGAACTACCCAGTAAGTCACTAACTAAAATGTTATACTCTGTTTCTAATGAAGTCATATCTAAGCTAGCTTGATTACCTAGCTGATCAACTATGAGTAGGACTGCATTGCTTAAATTAAAATCACTTTCAATTATGCTTGCTGAGTTCAGACTATTAACAGTTAGTGATATCCATTGGCTGATAGACATTGAAGAGGCTATAGCTTCTCCAGTTAGGCTAGCAGCTATTAGCTGGTATTTTAAATCTGTTAGAGTAGTAGAATCAAGCTGACTAGACCCTAACAGGTTATGCATATTAAGCAAAGTAGCAAAGCTTAAAGTTACTTGATCCAGGCTGCTTGCCGCTTCTAAGCTATTTATAGCTAAGATTAAATTGGTAAGCAGTGTTGGTTGTTCTATTAGGCTTTGCTGTACAGCTTTTTGAATAGTCAGATTATACTCTACTAAAAGAGCAGAAGAATCTAAGGTTGATATACCTATTAGACTGTCTATGCCTAAAAGAGCTGCAAAGTCTACTATAACTGAACTTAACTCTGATTCTCCAATTAAACTAGCTAACTGAAGTAAATGCTTTTGAGTAAGAGTAACATCCCCTATTACGGCGGCTTGTGATAAGCTGAATAGGGTAAGCATAACAGAACCACTTAAAGAAGTTTCTGCTAGTTTACTATTTGCTAGTAATTCATTTATAGCTAATACATACTTACTTATTACATCTGAAGTGTCTAAAGTATTATCACTTAACAAGCTAGCTACTAATAATGAGAATCTAGCCGCTAAGATCGTATCAGCTAGAGCAGCTTCACCAACTAAGTCATTTATACTTACTGCATATTGACTAGCTAATTTTGGCTGTTCTGAAACTGAGGCTGCTACCAAATCTTGAAGCAAGAGTACATACTTGCTATCAAGAATTAAGGTATCAATTGAACTAATAGAGTTTAAATCTTCTGGAGTTAAGTTATACTTACTTATTAAAGTAGGTGCATCTAAACTTGTTGCAGCTGTTAAGTCTTCTAAAGTAAGGCCATATTTACTAGATATAGAGATTTCAGCCAGACTAGACTGAGCTATTAAGTCTTCTAATAATAGGCTGTATTTAGAATCTAATAGAAGTTCGTTTATAGAACTTAATGCAGTTAAATCTTCTGGAATTAAGTTATACTTACTTATTAAAGCAGGTGCATCTAAACTTGTTGCAGCTGTTAAGTCTTCTAAAGTAAGGCCATATTTACTAGATATAGAGATTTCAGTCAGACTTGTTGCCGCGGTTAAGTCTTGGAGAATAAGTGTTAAGCCACTTAAGAGGATGAGATTGCCTACACCACTGGCTGCTTCCAGTGAGGCTACCACTAAGGCATAAGTATTACTTAAAGAAAAATCTGCTATAGAACTCTCCCCAGTAATCTTGTTTATAACCAGCGTGATACCACCTGCTGTAACATACTTGAAGGCTCCTAT